TCCTTGCCCTACAAGAACTACACAAGAGAACGTTCTTCCGTGCAGCACTCGTCTCCCAACGTACACCGCACCGACGACATTCACTTATAGGCATCACCCTATTCTACGAAACTGTCTCTATAAAACCGATATTGGTATTAGCCCAGCGATGTCTTTGATCGATCGACATACCCTCCGTGTGCTTCACTAGCAAAGCAATACACGGTTTGCAATCAATAATCTGAGTCTCATGCGGAATACACACCGGCACAGGATCAGAACGCCAACCACGCTCCTCATCAGTACGAGAATTAGTCACAGCATCCAAAGCGATACGAGCATCCCGAGCCCGAGCAATAATGTGCTTCGGCTCTAAATAGTCAACCTTCTCATCCTGGCGTGCCAACACCAAAGCCTTCTGCGCCACACGCAAAGACAAATGCCCCAACACAGCATGCCAAGCCACCACCGTTTCCTCGCTCACGCGACGGTTATCAATAGCAGCAACATCCGCCAACAACAACTTCACTTCAGATTTATTCATTACCTTCCCTTTCCAACTCAGCCAACGCTTCGGCCCTCAAAGTAGCAGAGGTCGTGTTGCGACCCGAACGCTTCTGCGCCCGACCCATCCAATTCTGAAACGTCATATCCCAGTCAACCTTAGTCTTACCCGTAGACCACCAATAAGTACAAAACTGTTCGATTTCATAATCACGGTCAATGTCAGGCCACTTCGAATCAAACATTGCACGGAGACGATCAGAAGGCTTCCAATCATTAGGGAGCTTTATAGCTCTCTTATTGTTTTCTCTCTTGTTGTTTTCTCTTAGTTGTTTTCTTAAGAGAGTGCCCTGCGCCACTGTGCCCGACGCCACTGTGCCGTGCACCACTGTGCCCGAGGGGTCTCTGGATGGATTCAACTCATAACGGTAACAACCGAGTGTCCCATCACCGTTCTTAGCCCTGGATACCGATATCCACCCATCAGCCTCCAATTCGCGCAAAGCAGACCTGAAACCCTTAGCACCAAGCCCTGTTTCAGCCACAATCTGACGCACCCTAATCTCATAACCAACCTCATGCGACAACAAATAAATCAGCAAAAAGTTAGCGTTGACAGTCAAACCAGTCTTACGAATCCACGCATTCGGGACGATCGTAAAGTTCTCATCGACCGGCAAACTATTCCTGTAAACTCCACTCTCCATCAAAACCCACCTTTCCATCATCATCGCCCCAAAGCCTCGCCAACTGTGCTTTCTGCCAGTACAGCTCAGACTTCGCAAGCATTATTTTCTTATTCTTTAGTTGCTGAGGATGCCCAGGATGCTCCCTCCACAACCTACGCACTTCCAAACCGAGCTCAGCAGCCCAGTCCACCTGATCCTCCATTGCTCTCCTAAATGAAAGGGCTTATGTCATCAATGACAATCTTCTCTCCCTGTGGCGTCAAAACATACCAGGCAAAGTCCACACAATCAAAAACGGGCATTTCAGTGCCGTCCCACTGACTGAGTTTGTGACCCCAACCGCGAGCACGCGCAGCAACCTTAGCGTTCGATTCCATCTGAAAGTTGTAATCCGCGCACACCATCAAAAGATTGGCGGGTCCATTAGCTCCCGTATTGTTTTCTCGCGCAGTTCGGCTCTTAGCACCGCCCATACCACGATTCCTTCGATGATGCACGACAAGGCCAGTGTCAGTGCCGCAATGCCAACAATGATCATCTCGCCCCTCTACAAGCTTCCTAATCGACGCCTTTACTTGTCCTGCCATAATCATCCTCAAATCTGATTACATCATCATCATCGATCTTCCCAGATTGCACCTCAAAGATTCTCATGTCACCCACCATTGCGGTGAGTCGGTGAATCTGCTCACGATCAATATAAATTGAGTCACCAGGACCAATCAGGTACGTCTGCTCCTCCAGAGTCAGCTCACCGTTACCGGCTTCGACAAACCAGAAAGAACCCATGTTCTCGTGCAGATGCAATGACGTGCGATTGCTCTCATTCAAAATAAACTGGCGGACAACAAAATTTTCCCCACGAAACCAATCCACGGATACCCCCCAGGGGGTATGTGTTTTTTTCACAATTTCATCTCCGCCTGAGCCATCTTCGCCCGAGTAGCCAACGCCATAATCTCAGACTCTATAACCCTGAGTTTCGTTTTGACGCGATTTACTTTGGCGCGTGCCAAATCACGTTCAAAGCGAGCGTCAGCAGCCTCTAACTTAGCTAAGGCTTGACGGTCTGCGACGGTGCCTTGCGCCTCCAGAAACGCTTTGGACTCGGTAAGGTCAAGCTCGTGTTCTTTTTCAGCCAACTCTGATTCAGCCTCGAAGAGAGCATCTACACCCTTACGGTTCGTCTGTGTTAGCTCCGCTAACTCCTTGACTATGTTTGACGGCATCATTTAGCATCGACATCCGTTCCAACAAGCAACCCCGCCAGAAGAGGATACGTTCGAGATCATTTTTTTGCACGCTTTCCAGGTACGCTTGCAGGACCTCCTGGACGCTCGCCCTCAGAATCCTGTAATCGTTGTGCATGATTCTTGACCTCTTCTAATACTTCGTCACTTGCTCCGGCCGCTTTTGCTTCCGTCCACAACAACCGTAGCTCATCAGCCGACGTACACTTGGAAGCTTCGGCGATATAATTTCTATTCGCCTGCGGGACTTTCCGCATCTCCTCACGAGAAGCACGCTTATTACCGTGCATCCCAAGGTTTGCAAGGCAACGACCGATCGACGAGGTTTCCGTATTCTCGGCAGCGAACTGACTAGAGCTCTTCTTTTCCGTGGCGTAACCAACCGCTTTCGCTAACCCAAGCGTTTGATCCTCAGCATTCAAGTAGATACACGTTTTGAATATCCACTCCTGCTCATCCGGCACAAGCTCCGTAATAATGCGCCCATCGTTATGAGCGTCATAGAACTTGCGGATTCTAACTTCGACCATTTCATAGTCATCGGGATTCCAACCCATTACTTACCCCTTCCAATCGTAAAGACGTGACCACACTCAGTACACGTTTGGTTCGCGCTACGATCTGCAGCACTGAAGAAACGTGTGCACTTCGGACAACGAATCTGAATCATTTTTTCACCACCAACCATGGAGTACCGGAGCCCCGCGCTTGACGTTGCGCGACAACCCACTTCTTACCGTCTTTCATAACGTAACCATACTTCGCTTTGCCCATCGCATCCAACACCACACTCTTGCACTGATTCAAATGCTCCTCAGATGCGTAAAAGTTAGCTTGCGCTTTTGTCAATGCAAACCCGAGCTCACCAAGATTAACCTCAGCGTCCTCTATATAAGGGTTTATATAACGCACAGCCTCATACGTGGCTTTGCTTCCATCCCACCCAGGCTTATCCAGACTGTCTAAATGATTCCAAAAACGTGTCGCAGCAGTAATCTGACTGACCGCTTGAAACGAATCATAGTCAATCCAACGCTCCTCGTAATTCCAACCAGCTACAGCAACAATTACAGCCTTTTCCAACTGCAACACCTCCATGTAGTGTTGCACCTGAGCAACATAAGCAGGCGGAGTCTCACCCCATGTACCGCGAGATGTTTTGATCTCCACAACAATCCACTCGCCAGTTTCTTTATGGCGTGCCAAAGCATCAGGATTAGCAACAATGTACTCGTGCTCGCGGTGACGCCAAGTGCCCGTCAAGAACACTTCGTAGTCGGGATGCTCCTCAGCCCACAATTCAAGCATCGGTAGCTCGAAAGCACGACCGAACCGAATCGACCAATTCTCTGGCGGATTATCCGGTATCTGACCTGTACGTTTAGCCCACAAAGCAAACGCTGACTCCCACGGGTTCAACCCCATAATCGTTCCGATCTCAGAGCCACCAATACCCGAATGCCGGGCCTCATGCCACTCCTCACTACCAGACTCAAAAACACCTAACAACTGAGCTCCATTGAACTCACTAGGCGCATATGTTTCAAACATGCTGTCCTTTCCTTTACGATGAATATATGCGGAACAGCCGACACGAACCCGATCCAAGAATGGAGTTCCAAGCGGCCCTCAATACGGCAGAAGAAATACCCTGCCAAGACATGCCGGAACTGTTTTTCCCTGACGACTTCATTGACAGGAAAACCCGCGAATCCGTCATCAGCACAGCCAAAGCATTATGCTCACAGTGCCCCATCCAAATGGAGTGCCTCTTGTACGCCATCAGAGCTCGTGAACATTACGGCATCTGGGGTGGCACACTACCGAACGAACGCTAACCGTCCTCCGGATCAGGCACACTGCTAGATGTAAGAATCATCTCGAATGATCCCGGCAGGGTAGCCTCCATAAGCTTCTCTGTGAGCTCACGAGCCTCCTTTACCGTTACAACCAACGTGCCCACACCGCCACGGTGCACACAATCAAAACCGTGCTCAGACGTAATAACGATCTCGTCGTGATGTCTTTCAACCTCAAACATTAGAACCCTCCGATAGTAAATAGCTAACCCATATTGTCAAAAGAAAAGTGGTTGTAGCGAAAAACGCTGCACCACCTAGCAGGAGCCAAAATTCACGCACCTGGACCACCATGGTTTTCCTACGCTTGTAGGTTTCCCTTTTTCTCATAATCGGAGTAAATCACAAACCTCTGACAATCACAAGGATTGACACATTCAACCGTTACTATAAAGTTATGCAAGAAATGACAAAAGTGCACATCGCGCAGCACTCACTAGAAATGGTGGCCGACATGCGCGACTGGGAGCTGTCCCGTCTGCAACTTGTCACAGACGTGCTCAGAGACAAAGTACGTGAAGGATACGCCTCCGGTCTCGGTATTAGTGAGCTCGCAAAAAAAGCTGGTGTCACACGACGCACAATCCAACAATGGATTGACTGATCGCTATACTTGTATAGCAGTCCCTCCGGCACGCATGTAAAAGCCCTCCGCGAGGGACTCACCCTTTTCCGGGCAAAGTAAAACCCCCGAATCGGTGGTGGGTGATTCGGGGGCTTACTCGATTGGAGAGTTCCATTATGGAAGTAATAGAACTATATCATTGGCAGCTATCACACTGCAACAACTCCATCGGATCGGTTGGGCAGACATAACCGTCAACAACATCATCCATATTTACTCCACTGGTTTGCGATCGTACTGAAGAACCGAAGTCAACAGCGACATGATTCCAGCAAGTGCGCTGATTGACAAGACGGATACCCAGTTTACATCCATCACACCAAGCGCTGTCCCACCAATGGTTGCAAGCGCGGTCTGGGCGATTGTTTTCACGGCTCTTTCCGTGGCGTAATCAAAATAACGACGAACCTTATCCATCACCATTCTCCTCTTTCCTATACAGTGATTTGTCCTCCCACACAGCACCGAAAATATAACTGGTGAGTATGAGCGTAATCAACGCTACACCACCAGTAACTAAATCTGAAACATCAGACATATTCCCCGTCAACGCAACAACAGTGCTGCCGAGTAGCATGATCGCGCCAATCACGAACGAGGCCAGTATGTACCTGCGACGATTCCTCCAAGATGGTTTCTGCAAAATGTACCTCACTCCCTTCAACAAATTGGTGACAAAAAATTTTATAGTGTTTTTCACGACATCAGGTTGAGAAGAATTGGTGTGACCGCCGCAATCGCGCTCACCAACGCCATGCCTTGCCAAATCCGCATTTCGACCCTGCGGATACGTTGCTCATGATCAGAGAGCTTCCGATTCATGTCACGTTCTAAATCATCAAGCTGTTCTTTCATGCCAGGTAAAGAATTAGCGATTTTCTCTACACTTGACCTGAGTTGTTGCAATTCCAGGTAAACCTCCTTGACACTGATGCGAGCCGAACCGTTAGTTTCTTCCGGCATTACCAACCTCCTTCATTCAAGAAGGTTTGCAAAGACCGAATCAAAGCTCGATCTCGTCTACCAGTGATAGCGCCCTTGTAATAACCTTTAGCGGTCAACATTCTTGCCACGGCAGCCCAAGTGTTTTTCCCGAGTATGCCGTCTGTTACAAGTTTGTGCGGGGCTTCCGCTTTACTAAAAAAAGGCATCGGGTCCACCGTGTTACCCCAACGACGTGATTTACGCACCTCGAAATGCAGGTGAGGCCCTGTGGAACGACCTGTGTTGCCCGATAAAGCCACTTTCTCGCCTTCGACAACCCGAGTGCCCTTATTCAAATGTGAAGGCTTCTGAAGGTGATAGTAAACAGTGAACAGATCGGGGGCGTGCTGAATAATCAACGTGTACCCGCCGGAACCGCCTGCGCCTTTGTGTACGATTGTGCCGTTCGCGGGCGCAGTCAACGGTGTACCCACAGGCAATGCCACGTCAATACCGTGATGGAACTTGCGTTTCCGTGTAATCGGATCAGTCCGGTAACCGAATGGAGAGTTCTTGTTGACCGTGTACCCCTCAGGCCAAGGTTGTGACAGCTTCATCAGACCACCACTTCAGCGCAGAAATGCTCGCTACAGGCTGGTCCGCACGCGGGTGTGTCACATTCGTGTGTTTGTCGGCAAGAAGTCCAAGGGCAGGTGCGCTCAGTCATGAGTTACGCCTCTACAGGGTCAGAAACAGGTGCAACGAACTCATCAAGCTCAGAATCGTAAGTGAAATCATAACCAGGATAGCGACCCCTGAAGTTGCCATTGTAGGAGCATTGCAACCAGGTTCCATCCATGCCAAGAGAAGAAATGAAAGCCTGCCCCAGCGCTTCCTGCTCCTCACCGTTCTCATCAGTGATTACATCGTTGTTGACAACAATGATTTCCTGCACTTTGTTATCGGAATCTATCCGCGCAAAATGAGCCATTAGACAGCCACCCTCACAATCACAATACCTGAGCCTCCAGCGCCAGGGCCCAATGTATCTGACCCTCCTCCACCGCCTCCGGTGTTTGCCGTTCCGCTTGTTCCGCTTCCGCCTGATGAAGCTCCTGCTCCACCACCTCCTGAGCCTCCAGCGCCTCCCGTGGAACCGCCGCGACCTCCTCCTCCTCCAGCGTAAGTGACTGAAGCTCCTGTTATTGAGGAAACTGCACCGTTACCACCAGCACCACCCGTTGTGGATGATGATGTTCCAGCCCCTACGGCGCTGGCCCCACCCCCACCGGACCCTGAACTAGCTGTAGAAGTAGTACCACCGTTGTTTCCCAGTGGAGAAAACCCTAAACCTCCAGCCGGATTAGTGCCAGTGTTGCGACCCCCTCCGCCTCCACCAGAAGCACCGTTTTGCCCAGCCGCCCCATAAACTGAACCAGAGCTATTGAACGCTAACGCCCCTCCGCCACCACCGCCAGGGGAATAAAAATCACCAATCCGGCTTGAGTTTCCGTTGCTCCCTAATTTTCCTTCGTTGTTGTCTTTCACCGGTGCAGCACCACCAGCACCAACAGTTACCGTGAGAGATTCGGCTGGAAGATAAGCGGAGGTAATAGGAACGAAACCTCCGGCTCCACCACCACCTCCCCAACCATGTCCACCGGAAGCCCCAGCGCCAATAACGAGCAATTCAGCAAACCCAGCCGTACCCACC